AGTTTCAGGAGCTCATGGTACATTAGTAGCAGAACAATTATTATCAATGAGTGATGCTATAAATGAATTTTTAGAACACGCAGATAAACAAGGACCATGGTCTGAAGAAGATGATAAAATACATACCATAGGTGGGTTAATAATGCCTAAAGAAAATACTAATAAATTAAACAAATAAGAAATGGCAAAGTCTAAAGTAAATATGAATGAACATATTAAGAATAGAAAATTCCGTAAAAAAGAAGAGGATGGATCTATTACTACTATGTTATGTTTAGAAGTTCAAGGAATGAATAAACTTCATAGTCTTGAAGAACCTGCATTAATTAATAAAGATCAACATAAAAAAGAATATTATATAAATGGCATTGAATATAATTATGAAAATTGGAATGAAATAAGAAAAGGAAGAGAGGGTTTACCTTGGTATAAAAAACCTGCTCCTAAAGGTATGACTCATAGAAATTAGTTTGTATATTAACCAAAATAATAAGTTATGAAAATAGGATTTTGTGGTACAATGTCAGTTGGTAAAACAACATTAGTTAATGAATTAGCTAAATTACCTGAATTTAAAGATTATACTTCTAGAACAGAGCGTTCTAAACATTTAATGGATATGGGAATACCATTAAATACTGATTCAACTTTAAAAGGCCAATTAGTATTCTCAGCTGAAAGAGCAAGTGAATTATTATGTGATAAAATTATAACAGATAGAACTGTTATTGATGTTATGGCATTTAGTGCTTTATCTAATTCAATGTCTGCTAATGAAGCATTTCATTTAAATTCATCATTAGGGCATTTAATTAAAGATTATAATTATTTATTTTATGTATCTCCTGTAGGAGTTAAAATGGAAGATAATGGAGTTAGAGAAACTGATATAAGATATAGAGATAATATTAATAAAAAGATATTAGAAATATTAGATTGGAGAAATGTAAAATATGTAACAATTCAGGGCACAACTGAAGAACGTATAGAACAAGTTAAACAAACAATTTTTTCATAATATTTATAACAAAATAACTTATAATGAAAAAATCTAAATTAAAAGCTTCAATTAAAGAAGAAATTATAGAAATGTTAAATGAAGAGGGTACAATAACAACTGATGATGCTGGTGAAGCTGAAAAATTAGCTAAAAAAGGAATAGATGTTAATTTAACTGAAGAACCAAAAGGTGTAGCTAAAGATGAAATGACACGCCAAAAAACTAAAGATAGATTAGTAAATAGAAAAAATTTAGCCGATTATAAAAGAAGTGAAACAGAATTTAAAGATATAGATGATAAAGAACCAACAGCTAAACAATTAAAAGGAGATTCAGTAGCTACTATAGCAAATAAGTTACAACAAACAACTAAAGAAATGAAATCTACAGTTAATAAGTGGAAAACATCAGAAGGTGAAGAAAAACAAAAATTAAGAAACAAATTATTAAAACTAACTAATATTAAAAAAGAGTTAGAATCAATGTTATAAAATTATAGTTATGAGTATATTATCAAATTTATTTTCAGGTGGTGCAGCAGACCTAGTAAAAGGTGTAGGTGGGGTGATTGATAACCTACACACATCAAAAGAAGAAAAATTAAATGCTGAAAGAAAAATTAAAGCTTTAATAGTAGAACATGAAGCTAAAATGGAAGCTAACATCACAGATAGATGGAAAGCAGATATGAATAGTGATTCATGGTTAAGTAAAAATGTAAGACCCTTAATTTTAATTTTTTTAGTAGTTTCTACTGTTCTTATGATATTCATTGATGCAGGTACTATTAGTTTTACTGTTGAACAAAAATGGACAGATTTGCTACAGTTAGTTTTAATAACAGTTATTGGGGCATATTTTGGTGGTAGATCATTAGAAAAAGTAAAAAAGAAATAATAGTAAATTATTCTTTACTATAATAAATGTCAGACATAAAAAAAATAATAAGGCAAGAATATATAAAATGTGCAAAAGACCCTATACATTTTATGAAAAAATACTGTTATATTCAACATCCTCAAAGAGGTAGAATACAATTTAGTTTATATCCTTTTCAAGAAAAAGTATTAGGTTTATTTAAAGAAAACCCTTACTCAGTTATTCTTAAATCTAGACAATTAGGAATTTCAACTTTAACTGCAGGTTATTCTTTATGGATGATGGTTTTTCATAAAGATAAAAATATACTTTGTATTGCAACTAAACAAGATACAGCTAAAAATATGGTTACTAAGGTAAAATTTATGTATGAAAATTTACCTTCTTGGTTAAAAGTAGATGCAATGGAAAATAATAAATTAACATTGCGGCTTAATAATGGATCTCAAATAAAAGCAACTTCAGCATCAAGTGATGCAGGTAGATCAGAAGCAGTATCTTTATTATTAATTGATGAAGCAGCTTTTATTGATAATATTGGGGAAATATGGGCATCTGCTCAACAAACATTAGCAACTGGTGGGGGTTGTATTGCTTTGTCTACACCCTATGGTACAGGAAATTGGTTTCACCAAACATGGGTTAGAGCAGAATCTCAAGAAAATGAATTTTTACCTATTAAATTGCCTTGGTTTGTACATCCTGAAAGAAATCAAGAATGGAGAGATAGACAAGATGAATTATTAGGTGATCCTAGAATAGCAGCACAAGAATGTGATTGTGATTTTAGTACGTCAGGAGATATAGTATTTTATTCTGAATGGATTGATTTTGTAAAAGAAACAACAATAAAAGAACCATTAGAAAGAAGGGGTGTAGATCAAAATTTATGGGTTTGGGAAAATGCTGATTATTCTAGAGAGTATATGGTAGTAGCTGATGTAGCTAGAGGTGATGGTAAAGACTTTTCAGCATGTCATGTAATGGATATTCAAACTAATACTCAAGTAGCAGAATATAAAGGACAAATGCCACCTAAAGAATTTGGATATTTTCTTACAGGTTTAGCTACTGAATTTAATAATGCTATGTTAGTAGTCGAAAATGCTAATATAGGGTGGGCTACATTAGATGCTATTAGAGAAAGAGATTATAGAAATTTATATCAATCTCCTAAATCAGATCAATTAACCGCAGAATCTTATTTAAGAGTATATGAAGGTAATTCTGAAATGGTTCCCGGTTTTACAATGTCTATGAGAACAAGACCTCTTTGTATTAATAAATTTAGAGAATTTGTTGGTGATAGATCAGTAACTATTCAATCAAAACGTTTGTTGGAAGAAATGAAAGTATTTATTTGGAAAAATGGAAGACCAGAAGCTCAAACAGGTTATAACGATGACTTGGTTATGTCGTTTGGGATTGGTATGTTTCTACGAGATACTTCATTAAAATTTCAACAGCAAAGTTTAGATGGAGCTCGTGCGGCATTAGGTAATATTCAAAAATCAAAATCTTCCCATAGTGGGGGGTATAGTGCTAATAGTGTTCAAAATCCTTACTCAGTAAAAATAGGGGGAAAAGATGAGGACATAAGTTGGTTATTATAATATATTTATAAATAAAATAAAATGGCAGATAAAGGCTTATTTTCAAGATTAAAAAGATTATTTTCTACAGATGTATTAATACGTAATGTAGGAGGTAATGAACTTAAAGTAATGGATGTTAATAAAATCCAAATGACTGGTGAGTTAGAAACTAATTCTTTAATAGATAGGTTTAATAGGGTTTACACAAATTCAGCTACTTCTTTATATGGACAACAACAAAACTTTAATTATCAAACTTTAAGACCTTATTTATATTCAGAATATGATGCAATGGATACTGATGCTATTATAGCATCTGCATTAGATATTGTAGCAGATGAATCTACTCTTAAAAACGATATGGGTGAAGTAATGCATATTAAAAGTTCTGATGAAAACATACAACAAATTTTATATAATTTATTTTATGATGTTTTAAATATAGAATTTAATCTTTGGCCTTGGATAAGAAATATGTGTAAATATGGTGATTTCTTTTTAAAATTAGAAATTGCAGAAAAATTCGGGGTATATAATGTTATACCTTATACAGCATACCACATTGAAAGATTAGAAGGAGGAATGGGGTTAGACCAAGATGGTAATCCTTTAAATCCTACAGAAGTAAAATATAGATTTGACCCAGATGGTATATCAGGAACAGATTCAGGTTATTATAGTGTCCCT